ATGGCATCAAATATACTCATTAAAAGGAGTACTGGGGCAACAGCACCAGGAACCATTACTTACGGTGAATTAGCCGTAACTATTGGTGGTAACGGTACACAAGCAAACGCGGATGACCGCCTGTTTGTTGGTGATAATAACGGTGCTGCCCAAATAGTAGGTGGTAAGTATTTCACTGACATGCTCGATCATGTCGCAGGTACTCTTACTGGTAGTTCTGCAGTCATTGTAGATAGCAACTCAAAGGTAGATAACTGGAATGTAGATGATATAAACTTAAATGCTAACACCATAACAACTGGTACTGCAGACACTGACCTAGTGATTGCTGCTAATGGTACTGGTAAGGTCGTTATACAAGACGGTCAAGAACTAGAATTTGGTACTACTGGAGATGTAGAATTTGTCTTCAATGATTCTGACAGTGTTCTAGACATCAAACGTGCTGCAGGTACCCCCGACTTGCGTATCGCTGATGATATGAAGATCGCTTTCGGTACTAACAAAGATGGTTCTATTCGTTATGATGAGACAACTCTAGACAAAGTTAGAGTTGAAGGTGCTGATTGGGAGTATGACAACGGAGTAGCAATCAAAATAGCAGACACAACTGCTTCTACTAACTCAACATCTGGTGCATTCCAAGTTGTTGGTGGTGTAGGTATTGGAGGAAAGGCATCTGTTGGTGAACTTCTTGTGGAAGGAGATTCTCAAATTGGTGATGCAAATACAGATAACTTAACTGTTAACTCCACAACTATTTTCCAGAATGGTGTTACCTTTAATGGTCAAACAAACATCTCTGGTAATACAGCTCAGACTGGTCAAATTGAGATTGATAACCTCAAGTTAGATGGTAATACACTATCTACTATCAACTCTATTCAAGAATTGATACTTGACCCTGATCCTGCAGGTGGAGATGCATCAGGTTTGGTTATTATTAAAGGTGACCTACAGATTGATGGTACGACAACAACAGTTAACTCGGCAAATATGTCAGTTAATGATCCTACCATTGAACTTGCTGATCCTACCGTCGTCTTAACTGTCAACACTAATGCTACTTCTGGTGCAACTGATTTAGTTGTTGATAAAATAGACGGTTTGAGTGTTGGTGACGCAGTATCTGGAACTGGTATTGCAGGTGCGACAACTATCGCTACAATCACTACTGGTACAAAAACCTTAGCATTGAACAATGCAATCACACAAAACATTGATGCTGGTGCAACAATAACTGTTGTACGTGGTGCAAATGATGCCCTAGATAGAGGTGTGAAAGTACACTATCATACAGGTAGTGCTGCTCAATTTGGTTTCTTTGGTTATGACCGCACAGGTGGTGCTGACGGAGCTGGTGCTTGGACATTCATTGAGAATGCTACAGACACTGGTACAGTCTTTGGTGTAACGGGTGATCGTGGTACAGTTGTACTTGGTGACCTAGAACTAGATACTGACCTTGCTGTACAATATGGTGGTACAGGTGTTTCATCCTTTACCCAGTATGGTATTCCTTATGGTGATGGCAGTTCTCCAATGCAAGTTACTGCTGCTGCTAACATAGCATCTCCTGGTACAGGTGCAGATGCTACAACATCTTATCAAATACTTACCGTCACTTCAGCTGGAATTCCAGTCTGGACAAACACAATCGACGGGGGTACGTTTTAGAATCATTATGACTTATGACTGGAATGAATGTACAAATTGTTATTGCAACATTACAGAAAAAAATTTCTGATTTGACGCTGACAAATGTAATGCTGGAAGCAAAAATATCCGATTTACAAAGTCAGTTAAATAGTATAACAGAACAACAAACTGAGAATGCTTTAAATGGCAGCCGAACCGACGAGAATCAAACTAAAGAGATCGACGACAGCGACAGTAGTACCGACGACTTCTAATATCACCGATGGTGAAGTCGCTCTTAATATTGCTGATAGAAAACTTTATGTAAACAATGCTGGCACGATTGTTGAGATTGCTAACCAGAAACCCAATACGGGTGAGGTTACAACCTCAATGCTTGCTACGGACATTACTAATGGTCCTGGCAATATTTGGTATGTCGCAAAAAATGGTGCCGATACTACTACGTTAGGAAATGGTGGTGCTGGTGGTAAACATCAAGATACTGCGTTTCTAACTGTTGCTAAAGCATTGACTGTTGCTCAGGCTGGAGATCAAATTGTTATATCACCTGGTGTTTATCAGGAAACTGCTCCTTTAACAGTGCCAGATAATGTCAGTATTAAAGGATCTGATCAAAGAACAACAATAATAGAGAATACAGCAGCTTCAGAAGACGAACATCTGTTGGTGCTAGAAGGTGATACTAGGGTCTCTGACTTACAATTAAGAGGGTGGAAGTCACCAAAATACGGAATTACGGTAGCAAGCAATACAAATAATACACAAGTTCCTGTTGTTGAGAGATGTACTTTCTTCCCAAAAGGAAGTCCTACCAGTGCATCTGATCCTTATGGATACGACGCTACTGGAACTAACAAGGCAGGTGGTGGTGCATACTTAGATGGTGCACTTTGGAGTTCTTCTACAGGCACACTTGGATTTGTCTTTAATGAATGTACATTTATTACACCTAATAATATAGGTATTACTGCTACTAATGGAATGAGAGTGGAAATGGCTGATTGCTATTTCTATTTCAATAGTAACAGCATCAAAACTCTTGAAGGGGCGACTGGTGTATATGGTACTGGTAAAGCACGTTTAAAATTAAATGGTGTCTCTGGTACTTTCGCATCTTCTGAAATAATATATCAACTAGAAGATACCTTTAAATCTGGTACATATTCTAGAACAGGAAACACTGTTACAGTCACGAATACCAACCACGGACTGACAACTGCTGATGTCATATATGCAGACGCTATCACTGGTAGTGCTTCCGATAACTATTATGCAGTTACTGTTGTAGATGCTAACAGTTTTACATTCGCTGATGCAGCATCGGGATCAACTACAGGTAACGTAACTTATAAGAAAGCAGAAGCATATGGTACCGTTGATTCTAATGATGGTACATACATTTTCCTTAATGGTAAAGGAACAGGATTATTTTCTACAGGTGTTGCAACTCCTGTAGCAGCAGTTACTAACGGTGACGCACAATTAGATACTGCTCAAAAGAAATTTGGATCAGCATCACTATTACTTGATGGTACTGGCGACTATCTTAATGTACCAACAGATGCAGATCTTGGTCTAGGTACTACTAACTTCTGTATAGAAGCATTCATACGTCCTTCTAGTGTATCTGGAACCCAAACTATTATAGATCTAAGAAGTGGATCTACCACAGATACAGCACCCGTTCTTTACTTAGATGGTACTACCTTACATTATAAAGTAGGAAATACATCGCAAGCAAATGGTGGTACTTTATCAACTGGTACATGGTATCACGTTGCAGTAGCAAGGTTTGGTGGTAGCACAAAATTATTCCTTGATGGAACTCAGGTAGGTTCTACTTATACAGATGCTAATGACTATGGTTCTACAAAACCGTTAATTATTGGTGGAGATTATAACTCTGGTGCAAATGGATTTGCAGGTCATATTGATGAAATAAGAATTAGTAAAGGTTCAGGTCGTTTTACTGGTAACTTTACACCAACAACAGGTGAGTATTCATCTGATCTTAACACTGTAGTATTGTATCATTTCAATGGCGACGATGCTACTACAGCTACAACTAATAGTGGTAAAGGAATTAAAGATATTCGTTCTAATGGTGGAGACTCAGCAAGTTCTGTTGCCACTGCTGACTATTCACAGTTTGGTGCTGAGGTACATGCATCAGGATGTTCAAGTGTATATGGTGTAAAGGGTGTTACTTCTGATGGTAGAGGTACTATAGTAAATCTAACTGGACATAGTTTCCAGTATGTTGGATCTGGTAAAGACTCTACTAATGATCCTGATCTAGCAGTACAAGCAAATGAAGTAGAAGAACTTAATGATGGTAAAGTTTACTACGAATCAGTTGACCAAGAAGGTGATTATAGAATAGGTTCTGCTCTTACTGTTAACCAAAGAACTGGAACAGTTAATTTCACTTCACAGTCTACAACATCAACTGCTGCAAGCATCACTCTATCAGATGCTACTGGTACTACTAACATCTATCCTGCATATGTTCAGACAGGTAATTTAAGACTTTCTGGTAATACTTTAAGTTCTACTTCTGGTGCTATCATTGTTGACCCTGCATCCAATGAAGATATTACATTAAATGCAGAGATTATCTCTCCAGAAAAACTTTACTTTGACGCTAACAAATATACAAGTATTGATAGTACTGTTGATGGTAGTTTATCATTTAGAGTTGAAGGTAATGAGCAAGCTGGTTTCTCTAGCTACGGTCTTTTCACAAATAAAAACCTTACAGTATTCAGTTTAGGAATTGCCACTGTAAATATTGTTTCTGAAGGAAGTGAATATGCAGGTTTTGAACAGCAATTTACTGCAGTTAGTAACCCAAATAATGTTGCTACAGCAACTGCAACACTTGTATCTGGAGGTACTATAAACAGTATTACATTAACTAATCCTGGTTCTGGATATACTGCCCCTCCTGATGTAGTAATTGCAGCACCTGGTGGAGGTGGAACTGAAGCAACTGCAACTGCGACACTAAAAACTAATTCAGGTAAAGTTGTAGGATTGACAGTCAGTGGGACTGGTACTGGATATGTTAGTCCAACACTTACAATTGCTGCACCTAACGACAATTCATTTGACATTATAAGTGCTGTCAACTCAGCAACTGATGCTATTACTTTAGCAGCTCATCCATTTGTTGTAGGTGATGAAGTAGTATATGGTAATGGTGGTGGATCAATCAATATTGGTTTAACAAGTGGAACTACTTATTTTGTTGTTGCTTCTACTACGGACACAATTAAATTAGGTGCAACATCAGGTGGAGCAGTAATCAACCTAACTGCAGGTGGTTCTTCTGAAGTTCACACCATTACAGGTAAGACAGCAACTGCTACTGTCACACAGTCTGGTGGAGAATTACAAACACCAACAATTACAGATGCAGGTAATGGATATAGTGCAACGCCAATCGTAACTATCACTGATAGTGGTGGATCTGCTGGAGATATTCAAGCAAATCTTGGATATAGACTTGAGGCATTTGCAATAGGTGCAATTGGTAGTGGATTTACTAGCACTCCTGCAGTAACAGTTAACAACTCTACAGGTGACTCAACAGGAACTGGTGCTGTAGGTACTGCAGTTCTGGGATATGCGATTGATTCAGTTACTGTCACAAATCCAGGTAGAGGATATTCTATCTTACCTACAATTAAAATTGATGGTGGTAATCCAACAACAGATGCACAACTTACCCCAACATTCAATAAAAAATCTGGTACTATAACTGGTATCACTGTCACAGGTGGAGGTGAAGGATATACTACTACACCAACACTTACTCTACTAGGTGGTGCAGGTTCAGATGCAAAATTAGATTTAAAAGTTTTACCTTTAACAGGTACTATTACCAATGGTGGATCTGGTTATGTACCTGGTACATACACAGGAATTTCTTTACTTGGTGGTGGTGTAATTACTCAGGCAACTGCAACTCTTACCGTTATTGGTCTTACAGGTACACTAACTGCTGGTTCTGGATACACAGAATCAAATTATAATAATATAAAAGTTAGAAATAATCCAACAAGCACTTTTGCAGTAACTAACGCTGATAGAGCATATATCCCATTCAGATATTCTGATAGTGATGATCAAGCATATGAAGTTTCTACTACTGGTGGATCTAATACTGACTACACATTTACAAGAACATCTTCTGTAGGAACAGCATCTGGAGATGATATTTCTTTTGCTGTTGAGAAGGGAGATAAACTTACATTAACCATGACTGCTACTGCAAGCAGTCATCCATTATGGATTCAAAAGGTATCTGGTGCATATCAAGCTTCCGAAGTACTTGGAACAACTGATGGTGTAACAAATAATGGTGCTACAACTGGAGATATTATTTGGGATCTTACAAATACTGAACCTGGTACCTATTACTATGTCTGTGCAAACCACGCAGCGATGGGTGGAACTATTGTAGTTTCTGCATATAGTGGAGCAACCTTCAGTGTTGGACAAACAGTTACTGGTGGAACAAGTGGTGCTAGTGGTACTATCAGTTTCCTTGGAGAAAATTTCTTACGTATCGCAACTGTCACTAGCGGTCCTTTCCAGATCAATGAAACTCTTACTACGTCAGCAACAACTGCTACATCCACTGCAGCAGAATCAACTGAATCTGTCTTCTTTATTGGTGGAACTGAATCACCTGCAACAGCAGTATTAAGTTACAACTCATATAACTTTGATTTATCCGATTCTAGTATGGATGGTAAATCATTCTCTATTACATCATCTAATCCCTCAGCACTTGAATTTGAACAGGTTGGGGTACCAGGTCAAGCTAATGCAGTGGGATATCTAGTAGTTAAATCTACATGGACATCTGCAGATACTATTCAATATGGTTCTGTACCTCAAAGTGGTAATAACTTTACAGTATCTACTGGTGTTGGAAGTCAAGGAGTATTTGGATATGGTGCTACAGCAACTGTTGTTGTTGGAGCTGCAGGAACAGCAACTAGTTGGACATTTACTAATCAAGGTACAGGATATAAAGCAACTGACGTAGTAACAGCAGATATCTCCGAGTTGGGTAATGCTGGTTCTGGTGTTTCATTTACAATAAACGCAGACGATCGTTCAGTTTCAAGTGTAACTAATATCTCTACAACAGGA